TCAGTCGTGTGTTTGACAAGCACATGAAAATCATACTGACGGGAATTGCCGTTATCCGCCACACCAGCGAGGGGCTGACGGTATATACCACATGGCTGAGCGACCAGAAGCTCATCGCGCCGATGGTTCTGCTGCCACACATGTGGAAGCGGTATGCCGAGCGCACGAACACGGACAAGCACGGCGTAGAGCTCATCAAGCACTACTTCGCCAACAACCCCAACGGCAAGGACTCTGACAATCAGAAGGCCGTGGGCCGCTCGGTGCGATGGAATGGTGAAGACCATCTGTCGTGCTGTGTGCCCGACGGCGTGCTGCTGGGACAGGAGTTCGACAAATACTACCTGGTCCGCACGTTCATCACCTACGACATGACATCGGGACTACAGCAACAGGAGTTTGACACAAAGCGAGCTAAGATAATGACCGACCGCGAGATGTACAACCGTGCAAAAATTTTTTATAACAACTAAAACAACATTGCAATATGACACCAATAAATTACAACGACCCAAACGAGATGTGGAAACACAATGGCTACGACCCCTACAAGGGAATGAGTGACGAGGAACGGATGAAGGCAGGATGCTTCCAACTGGTTGGCATAGTATGCGGAATCATTGTGGCATTGCTGATTTGTGCATTGTTTGGATCATGCACCACCACGAAGTACGTGCCGGTACCGGAGTACCACACCGACACCGTGCGCATCACCAAGCACACCCGCGACAGCATCTACCTCTCGGACAGTATCTATGTTAATGACTTTGTGCGTGACGATACGGTCTATAAGACCATTGAGCGGTGGCGCACGAAGTATATCGAACGGACGACCCATGACACGCTGTACCAGTCGAAGGTGGACTCCATCCCCTACCCGGTCATCAAGGAAGTGCCCGCCAAGCTGACGTGGTGGCAACAGACGCGCCTACACCTGGCGAACATCTTGCTGTATTTGTTACTGATAGTCGGCATTATCTACGTGGGAAAGAAACACCTTGAGAAATTGTGAGTAAACCCACAACCGCATTTCGCGCGAAGGTTAGAAACCAATTAAAAAGAAAGATTATGAAACAGTTCTTTTATTTTATCATGATTTGCCTGTATATCCTTGGAACTATCGGAGGCCTCGGATGGGTGTTGTATTCTAAAGGCTATGTGATTGCCGTGGGCGTTGTGGCTGTGGCTGTCATGGCTTGGCCGAAGGTGAAGGAGTATTACCACGCATTAACGGAGTAAGCGATGGAGATAACATTGGACTCAATTCTCAGTCTGCTTGGGCTGTTCGTAGGTGGTAGCGGTGGTGCCTTCTTCACATGGAGGTACCTTCGCCGCAAGGCCAAGGCAGAAGCCGTGACCGCCGAGATAGATGCCACCAAGGACATGCAAGACATGTACCAGCAGATGTTGGAGGACGCGAAGAAAGACCGCGAGGACCGACGCGAACAGGTGGAGGAACTTCGGGCAGACCGCGACCACTATAAGCAGGAACGCAACGAACTGAGGGATAAGATGGAACAGCTGACGCGCTCGTTCATGGATTGGCGCATCGAGGCCGACAACGACCGGAGCAAGATGAAGATGGACATTGCCAAGCTGGGCAGAAAGGTGGAGACGATGGTCCCTTTTATGTGCGGCAACCTGACCTGCAAAGACCGTCAGCGCGTAGTGCTATCGGACGACGGAACAATTAAACAGCAAAAGAAGAAAGATGGCGACAAGAATCAGTAAGAACTTCACGCTGGACGAACTATTAGCCAGCGATACCGCCAAGAAGTGCGGCATCATCAACGCACCAGGAATGACGGAGGTGTGCAACCTGTGCGCATTGGTTCATAACGTGTTGCAGCCCTTGCGTGATGCCATGAATGAGCCTATCAAGATAGGCAGCGGCTACCGGTGCACCCGACTGAACCAAGCCGTGGGCGGTGTGGCAAACTCGCAGCACACCAAGGGCGAGGCCGTTGACCTCTGCATAGACGGTGACAAGAAGAAGGGCCGCAAGTGGATGACGTGGATCATGGACCATTGCGATTTTGACCAACTCATCTGGGAGCATAACGCCAAGGGTACCTACTGGGTACACGTGTCGTTCCGCTCGGACGGCAAGAACCGCCGTCACGTCATCAGTGACCTGCTGAAGAAATAAGGATGTGTTTTCTTTATAGTATTATTGTAATAAACGTTTTTTATTGTGAAATAACAGCCCGTCGTGAGGGCGTGCTGTTATTTCTTTTTTCATCGTTAATTAGAACTTAGATAATTAGATTTGTTTTAGTAGTAGTGAGGGCACAGCGGTGTCCTCTTTTTATTTATTCCTTGCTTTCGACTATTGCCGAAAGTAAACCTAAAACCATATTTCGTCCGATTATTAGAATTTAATAATTGCGAAATATGAAATTTCTCACTCTTGAACAGATTAAGGCACAATGCCGCATTGAAGAGGACTTCACGCTGGAGGACACGAAGCTGACGCTATACGGCGACAGCGCGGAGCAGGTCATCTTCAACATGTGCCAACGGCCATACGAGGACTTCATCGAGACGTATGGCGCAATACCGCAGGACGTGGTGCATGCTGCCCTGTTGCTGGTGACTGCCAGCTATGAGCACAATGCCGCTGTGTCGATGCAGAACCTGAGCATGGTGCCATACGGCTTCGACATGCTCATCAAGCCATACATGCGGCTGGCATCAGCCACCGACGGCGACGTGCAGACGGTAACGCTGGGCTCGGACGTGAAGATAGAGTTCACAGCCGACCTGCCCGACGGGCTGAAACTCTCTGACGTGGACTTCACGCTGAAGGTCATCAACATGTCGGAGAAGGATGTGGATGCAGACTTCGTGAAAGCAGACTGCATCATGACCGACGAGGGCGCAAGCTACGTGGTACTGGTGGACTCCGAGACGCTGGGCATCGGAACGCTCATGCTCCGGCTGACGGTATTCATCCCCGACACCGACTATCAGAGCGGAACCCGCAAAGAGGTGATCAAGATTAACCCATATATTAGAATCGCAGGATGAAAGGACGCGCAAGCATAGCAAGCGGAGGGCTTAGGGCTACGGCTCACGCCATCCCGACGGCAACGGCCAAGGCTGCTGCCTTGCTTGCTGTGAGCGGACGTGCTGGTGATGCACTCAGACCTATCGACGGGACAGCCGACCGCACCCGTAAGACGGGACTCCTCCACTGGATACAGGTTACACCCACCGAACCGCAACAGCTTGTGTGGCTCAATCCGCAGATGGGCATCGACTACGACATCCGTACATCGTCAGGACTCGATTGGAATATCATTTAACACAAAAAGATTATGGCATACGCACAATGGCTCGTACCGAGCAAGACGCAGGGCAGCGGCAACGACACCGTAAATGTCACCGCAGGCACTGACAACACCGGACGCTCACCGCGTCAGACCGCCATGACATTCAAGGCAGCCAACTGCGAGGATGTCGTGCGCAACGTGATACAGGCTGGCAAGCCTGAGTTTGTAACCATTCAGAGCGCGAAGAGCGTCAGCAAGGACGGTGTTCCCACGCTCACCATCGAGGGCACCACCAACTCTTCAAAGCTGACGTTCAGCCTCGCAAGTGGCGGCAGCTTACCGCTGACACTCCCCGCTACCTATCTCGCCAATTCGCTGACCACCAATAACGGTGCAGCCATCACTGGCGACCCAGGAGCAACGCAGGAGTTCCCATTCTCCATCCAGTTCACTGACATTGCGAAGAACCCCGTCATCACGGAACGCTCGGTGCAACTTATCGTGACCGACAACGCAGGCCACACCGCTACATGTGTCATCACGCAGGCCGCTGGTGATCCCGTTCTCGAAGTCGCTCCTACCAGCGTACAGCTCGACTGGAATGCTGCAACGGCAGGCACATCTGCTTCGTTCACTGTTACTTCTAACACCAACTGGACGATTGAGTAATGGCAAGCATCACGATTCCTTGGAACGACGGACCCGGCAACATTGTCCTGACCTACACAGCAGGTCAGGGCAATAAAACCGTCACCGTCACCTCGGACACGGATTGCATCGACCATGACCGCCAGCAGCGCGTGACGTTCGTGGTGGGAGACGGAGCCATTCGCAATGATGTCGCCACAGGAAGCGGTCATCAGATACGCACGGCAAGTGGCAATACCATTGCATCACTCTCCAACGGCATGAAGGTGACGGTCATGGTGACACAACTCGCCACCGACAAGCGGCTGTTAGTCACCCAGAACGACCACATTGTGCGCACGGCAAGCGGCAACATCGTAAGACTTCCAAACAATTAACCCTTTAAACGTTTAAAAGATTATGGCAAACGGAACATTTGACATTACGCAGACGGATGCGCAACTGCAAGCCATCCTGAACAAAATCCAGCCGCTGGTGGACACGGGCAGCGTGGCCCCTCTCGGCTTTGGTTACGGAGTGTGTGAAACCGCTGGCGCAACAGCAGCCAAGACGGTATCAATGACCAACACCGTACTGACCCCTGGCGGCGTGATTGCCGTCAACTTCCAGAACGCTTTCACAGCCAGCAGCCCCACGCTCAGCGTGAACGGCTCGGCAGCAAAGCCCATCAAGCTCTACGGCAACGCCATGCCTATGGGCAAGGTACACAACAACACCATCCTGGTGATGGTCTATGACGGAACACAGTTCAACGTCATCGGCATTCTCTCGCAGACGGCAGCAGCCCCCACCGGCTTCGTTGACCTGGCATTGCCTTCAGGCTTGCTGTGGTGCGAGCACAACGTGGGTGCAGCCACACCCTACGAGGACGGCTTGTACTTCTCGTGGGGCAACGTAGATGGACACACCGGCACCGACGGCTACGACTTCGGCACATCGAACGACGGTCCCTACGCCAGCACTCCAGGCGCAGCTCTCACTGGTAACATCCCCACCAACGGCACCTACGACGCAGCACGCCACAACATGGGAGCCCCCTGCCGTATGCCGACCGTTGGTGAGTTCCAGGAATTGAACAGCAACTGCGACTCTGAGTGGACCGATGAGGACGGTGTGGCAGGTCGCAGATTCACGAGTCGCATCAACGGCAACTCCATCTTCTTCCCCGCCTCTGGCGACAGGTACGGGACGAGCCTGTACAACCGAGGCTCGAACGGCCTCTACTGGTCTGCCTCGATGTACTCGGCTGCCTACGGCTACCGCTTGAGCTTCAATTCGGGTGGTGTCAGTCCCGCGTACAGCGACGGTCGGTGCTACGGCTTCTCGGTTCGAGCAGTTCAGTAATTTGCCGACCAAGAACGCTGTCACGACGAAACAAGCCACACACAGGCGCACCTCCAGTGCGCCGTGGCTTGTTCCGACGGGACGGCCACCACGAAAATGACGAGTAAACCCGAGACGAGGTTTCTCGGGTATAGTGATAAGACATTTTATTCATTAAAAACAGAGAGAGAAAATATGAGATTAACTCCGGCATTAGCCTACGAGAAACTGCGCCAGGACGCAGACTCGATGAACAAGATTATCCTCAACAAGGATGGCAAGTGGTATCACGTTTACGAATGGAGCGCATGGCTGCTGAAGACGGTTATATGCACCGAAGAGATGCAACAGGCACGCGGCGATGCCAAGCCTCTGGCAGTGAGCCACTGCAACACGAAGACGGGTGACTATGTGATGGCGGGATTCCCATTGGAATCGGTGGCCAAGTACATACCCGAATACACAGACATGAATGAGATGGATGACGGTGACCTCTGCATCGGCATCGCGCTGCCCGACGAGTTAGCTGCACTCACACCCGAAGAGATGGCGACGGCCTACGAGGAATGGAAGCAGGCACAGCCACTGAAGGAGAACCGCAAGAGCGTGCGGCAGATCACGTCGGGCGACACGAAGCCCGCAGCACTGGCCCGCAGTGGCGTGTTCGGCATCGTGGCCGAGGTGCTGAGCTATCCCGTGGAGCAGAAGACACCAGCGGAGAACATCGAGTTCATATCACAAATGAAACAGCGAATAGTATCATTATTATAAACCAAGGAAACAGGCCTCGCACTTCAGCGGGGCGTTTCGCGCGTCGTTTCCAAATCATAGGCTTTTTAAGGTTCGGCAAATTCATAGGCTATCCGTCCTTCAGACCATCGGTGTCTGCGGGAAAAATGAAAGACCGCCAGTGGCTTCAGTGTAGATGAAAGATTCCACCGGATGTGTCGTATAGGTGATAGCCGACCCTTGCGGTTATTGTTGGCGCACTTCTTCCCCGCCTCTGGCAACAGGAACGGGACGAGCCTGAACAACCGAGGCTCGAACGGCAACTACTGGTCTGCCTCGATGAACTCGGCTGCCAACGGCTACAACTTGAACTTCAATTCGGGTGGTGTCAATCCCGCGAACAACAACAATCGGTACAACGGCTTCTCGGTTCGGGCTGTTCAGCACTTGCCAGCCGGCACAAGTGGCGACGCGAAAAGATGGAATACAGAGGGAGATTATGGCATACAGACTGACGCGCAAGGCACTGATTCTCGACCTGCACGCCGCATTCCAATGCGCCAAGCGACACAAGGGCAACAAGCCATACGTGCAACACTTTGAGCGCAAGCTGAAGCAGAACATCGAGCAGTTGGCCGACGACCTACTCAGCCGCACGTACAAGCCAGAGCCCTCGACGGTATTCATCGTGGAACGCCCCAAGAAGCGCGAGGTCTTTGCCGCACAGTTCCGCGACCGCGTGGTGCACCACCTTTACTATAACTACACCCACGAACTCTTTGAGCGCACCTTCGTGCAAGACACCTACAGCTGCATACCAGGGCGAGGCACACACTACGGCATCGAGCGACTGCGTGAGCACATCCTGAAAGAGAGCCACAACCATCAACGCCCCTGCTGGGTGATGCGTATGGACAAGCGCGGCTACTTTATGCACATAGACCGCCAGATATTGCTTGACATCGTGCTGCGGACATTGCGCAAGATGGCGAGACACCGCATTGCCCGTGGCCACCGGCTGACGTGGGACCACTGGATAGACATTCCGTTCGTCATGTGGCTGTCGGAGGAAATCATCATGCTTGATCCAAAGAATCATTGCCGCATGGTGGG